GGCCCCCTTCGACTGGGACAACTACGGCAACGTCCAGCTGCTCGTCGACGCTGCGATCAACGAGTGTCAGATCCGACGCGGTGACGAGTACATCCGTGAAGAGGGTATCATCGTAGAGTCCTTCGACGGCATCGCCAAAGACGGCCGCGAGATATACGAGACGAAGGAGAATCCGGCCTTCATGGCGAAGAGTCGACTCCAGCGCGACACCGTCCGCATCCTGGAGAAACTCGGGATCCTTGAGGACCCCGAGTCGCAGAAAGCCCAAGCCACCGAGGATTTAGCCGCTGTGTGGCGCGCCGATCTCGAAAACGAAGACTAATCGATGGCATCCAGCCAAGAGACCCCACCCCGCCCCAAGCACTACGCCCCCGGCACGGGTTCGGATCGGTATATCCGATTCGCTGAGGACTGGCTGGACATCCGCTTGGGCTACGTCCAGCGCCAACTGCTCAAGTCGCTCGAAAAAAACCGCCGGACAATCGTCGTCACGGCGAACGGCGTTGGGAAGTCCTACGGTGGCGGCGCGTGTGGTGGTATCGCGGCGACGTATTGCAACCCCGATACGACGACGAACATCACATCGGGGTCCTACGGCCAGCTCGACGACACGATCTGGAAACCTATCAAGTCGCTGCATCGCAACTCGCAACTCCCCGGCCGCACGCTCGATAACACACGCGAGCTGCGGACGGGTCTTGACGAGGAATGGTATCTCAAGTGTCTGAGTCCGAAGTACCCCGCCGACCTCGAAGGCCGCCACAACCGGCGGATGATCTACATCATCGAGGAGGCGGACAAGCCGGGAATCACCGCCGAGCACATCGACAGCGCTGAGTCGACTCTGACCGACGGCGGCGACCGGATGCTCGTCATCGCGAACCCGCCGGAAGACGAGTCGAACGTCGTCTACGACCTGATGGAAAGCGAGGACTGGCACACACTCCAGTTCTCGTCGTTCGAGTCCGAGAACGTCCGCGCGCAACTCGACGACGGCACCAAGCCGATCCACGGCCTCGTCTCGTTAGACGAGATCCGTGGGAACTGGGAGGACTGGAACAGCGCCCCCTGGCCCGGGGTCGAAGAGGCACGCCACGCTCACGAACGTCGCGACGATCTTGACGAGCGGTGGTACCGACGCCGGGCGGGTGTCATGCCACCAGACAACGCCGCCGTGTTCCGACCGTGGGACGCAAGTGAGGCGAAGGGCGCACACACCCACAAGGCGGCGACCAACTACTTTGGTGCCGCTGGCAACACACGCCCGGTCGGTACTGGGATCGACGTCGCTGGCCCCGGTTCGGACCGGACGGTCATGGCGACGCTGTATCGGAGCGGCGACGTGGACATCCGCTACACGGCGACGTCAACGGACTACCCCGAGCAGGAGCAAGAGCTAATGCACGACTCCCGTCTCGGCGGCGACCCTGACCACCCAGTCGCGGCCGACGCCAGCGGTGAGGGGTCGGGCCTCGCCGACTACCTCGACGATCGGCTGTCGGACATGCACCGCTTTGGGAGCGACAAGGTCCCGCTACTGCCGGAAGAAGGGCAGGAAGCCAGCTACGACGGTGACTACGGAAACCTCAACTACGCCAACCAACGGACTGAGGCGCTCGCCGCCCTCGGCAGCACGGTGGGCGAGATGCGCTATATCGACACTGACCTGCGGGATGAGCTGGTCATCGCCGCCCGCGCTATCGAGTTTAGTACGAAGACCATCAAGAGCCGCGGCGAGAACGGCGCGGAGGTGGCGGTGGCGAACTCAAAAGATGCCATCGCCGACCGCCTCGGCCACTCGCCGGACTACCTCGACGCCGTGATGATGGCTGTGTGGGCGCGTGACTGTACGCCCGACACCGGCGTCCTCGCGTTCCAACTCTAACACATGAGCGACAACAACTCACTGGCGGCCCGTCTCCGCGGGGCCGTGGCACGGCTCGCCCCATCGCAGGATGGCGATCCGTCGCCGCAGGCCCGCGACGAGGACCCCATCGCCGTCTCCGAGGAAGAGCACACCGAAGAACCCGACCGCCAAGACATCGAGCGGTGGACCAACGAATACTATGCGAACCCGTTGATCCGCCAGTCGGTCCGCAACTTCGCGGCCGACGTGCTCGAACCCGGCGTCTCGGTCGACGTTGATGCTGACGACGACGAGCCGACGGTCCCACAGGACTACCGCTTCGAGGAGTTCCGCGGGCTTGACCTCTCGGAGGCGATCGCGTTGTGGCTCAAGCACTGCGCCATCGTCGGCGGGCGGTTCGACCGCGATCTCGCCGACATGCTGGAGGACGTCGTCATCGACCTCCGCGGGCGGCGTGGCACGGCGCTCGTCGAGCACGCCTACGACGACCCGACCGAACGCGAGTACATCCTCGGGCTGCGGCTGTTCAAGCCCGAGACGGCGACAGCCTACACCCGAGACGGCAAGAACATCCTTCTGCGCCCTGATGACGACCCCGGCGAGTTCGAGACGGTGGCGGTCCAGGAGATCAGCGCGGGCGACTTCCGCGATGCGGCTCCGACGACCCCGGCGAACAACACCGCGGCGTTCGTCCAGTTCGACGACATCTTCGGGACGAAACCGACGACATCCCGTTCGCGCTCGACGATGTGACGCTCATCTCGAACGACCCTGACACGGGCAACATCTTCGGCCGCCCCGACTCGGCGAGCATCGTCACGCGCTCGGAAGAGCTGCGGGAGATGTTCACCGACACCGCCCAGGGCATCAAGGCGGTTGGGTATGGGCACTGGGTCGCGCAGGTCGACACGAACGACGAAGAGCAGGCGAAAAAGCTACTCGACGGGTTCGACCCACAGAACCCAGAACGGACGAACGTCGTCAACTACGCAGTTGAACTGGACGAGTTCGACGGGCAGGTACCCGACAACGTCGACCACATCCAGCAGCAAATCGAGTACATCCTTTCGGCACTCCCGACGCCGCTGTATCGCGTCGGCTTCGCGGGCGACATCAACCGCGACGTGACCTCGGTCCAGCAGGAGGACTACCGCGACGAGATCCGCCGGGAGCGCGACCGGCTGGAGTCGGCGTTCTCGGAAGTGCTCAAGCAGAAAGCCGCGGAGTTCTTGGAAGGCAACGCGAAGGCCGCCACCGACGTCGATGTCCGACTCGTCATCGAACCCGAGGCCGACGAGAACCCGCTCCACGACGAGGCGTTCGATGCCAGCGAGTTCTCGAACGTCATGTCGGGGCTCAAGCAGGCCGCGCCCGGCGGCGCGGTCGAGCAACTCGTCCCGCCGCACGAGATCCGCGAGACGTTCCTCGGGTTGGACCCTGAGCCACCCGAGGCTCCAGAAAGCGGCGGCGGGATCGACTCGGCGGCGGCACTGCCTGACGAGACCGACGGGCGTGTACAAGAGGCGTTCAACGACGCCTACCTCGCCCGGCAGTACAGCGAGGGCGACGTGGTCCAGTCGCCGCAAGGCCTCGGCGTCGTCAGCGGTATCGAGACCGAACCCTTCGAGGGCAAGAGCGGCGAGATCGATGCCAGTAGCGACTCGCCGACCTACGTGGTCGGGCTGAAAGACGCCCGCGTCGGTGTCGGGTTCTACTCGGCCTCGGAGTTGGACAGCGCGGAGATGCCGGACACGGGCGTCGATGACCCGACCGCCGAACTCGCGTTGTCCGACGCCGAGCTGTCCGACGCCGATCTCGTCGACACGACGTTCGACATCCCCGAGTCGTGGCAGGACAGCCCAAAGCCCGACCGCCTCATCCTGCTCGATGCGTGGTCGTCGATGGGCGGCACGTTCCGCGGCGCGCGCAAGGAACTCGGCTCGAATCGACTCGCGGCGAGTATGAAGGATCGCGTGCTCGGCTGGGAAGGCTGGCGAAAAGGCGGTGACTGACTGTGTGTCAGCATGAACACCGACGCCCGAAAGCGGCCCGCCTGCGCGAACTCTCAACGGACCCGACTAACACCGAGGGCATCCGCGGGCGGTTCCTCCGCGAGATCCGCCAGCGGTTCAAGCAACTCCGCGGCCGCATCCGTAAGGTCGTCGGTTACGCGGAGGACCGCCTCAACCTCAAACAGGACGCCGCGCTCGCCGACAGCGAGGACATCGAACGGTTCCCGACGGGCGAGGGCAAGAGCCGGGCGTTCCTCAAGTGGCTCCGCGAGCGACTCCTGCAGGGGGTCCTGGAAGTCAGCAGTCGCCGAGCGGTCAAGAACGGCGAGCACTGGTCGGCAACGTACATCCGCGCGGCGTATCGCCGTGGGTGGGAGAACGGCCGGCAACGACTGCAGAACGCGGGTGTCTCGACTGAGGAAGTAGAGGAGATGTTCAACCTCGGCGTGCCGCAGCGGCAACTCCGCGACCTCTACACGCGCACCTACGAGAACCTGCAGTCGGTCGCCGAGGAGGCCGCGCCTGTGGTCCGCGACGTCCTGACCGAAGGCCTCGCCGAGGGGGTCAACCCCCGCGAGATGGCCCGGCGGTTGACCAAAGAGGTCCGCACCATCCAACGAACGCGCGCCGAGGTCCTCGCCCGCACCGAGGTCATCAACTCCTACAGTGAGGCGACACTCGACCGCTACGACCGCGTCGGACAGTCGGGCGTCACGGTC